ATTGCAATGCGGCATTACAAGAGTGATTTATGTTGAAGATTACAATAAGTGCGAAGAAGGTAAAACATTACTTGAAGTTATGCCTATTATTTTTGAACAAAAAGATGCATTTTCTGAATTTAAAAGAAAAGTATTTGGTTTAGGAGAATAAACATGCCTTATATTAAAACAGAAGATCGTGCGTATTTACGTAATATAACTTCAGAATTTCATAAAGCGGATATCAGAACTCCGGGAGAGCTTAACTATCTAATATCTAAACTTTGTAAACGTTATTTAGATGCTAAAAAATATAATAGTAACGGTTATGAAGCAAACTATCAAGCTTTTAATGATGTAATGGGTGCATTAGAAGGCGCTAAATTAGAATTATATCGTCGTCGAATTGCTCCTTATGAAGATTTAAAAATTAGAGAAAATGGAGATATCTAATGGAAGTACAAGAAGTAATACAAATGTTTGGGCATATGGCATTAGGGGTAGCTATTTATCTTTATTTTTCCCTTATTTATGCGGTTAATAAAAAGCGTTAATTCAGCACCATAAAGAGAACACAATTTTAATGCCTCGCCTTTAGCGGGGCTTTTTATACAGAGCAAATTTATGGATTATTTTGGTATAACTATTGTACCCGAGCGCGATGAGTTATTAACAGATTACGCTCGCGGAATGTTAATGGATTTCTATTCTATTAACGGAGAAACATCTCCACAAGAATTATTTGGCCGAGCTAGTATTGCTTGGTCTACCTTTAAAGGCACTACAGACTATGACTTGGCACAACGATTATACGATGCAGTATCACAAAAGTGGTTCATGTTCTCGTCTCCCGTGCTTTCGAATGCCCCGGATCCTAAAAGCGGTAAATCCACCGGGATGCCAATCTCTTGCTTCCTCGCATATGTACCTGATACCGTGGAAGGCCTCATCGAGCACTCTAGTGAACTCAGGTGGCTCTCAGTTATGGGTGGTGGAGTTGGGGGCCATTGGAACGATATTCGTTCTGTTTCAGAAAAATCCCCGGGACCAATTCCCTTCCTTGCTACAGTAGATGCAGATATGACTGCATACAAACAAGGTAAAACTCGTAAAGGTTCTTATGCTGCTTACATAAATGTAAATCATCCTGATATTTTAGAATTTATGCAGATTCGTGTTCCTACAGGAGATGACAATCGTAAATGCTTAAATTTGCATAATGGTGTAAATTTAAGTAATGATTTTATGGAAGCTGTAATAAATAATGAAGAATATGAACTTATGGATCCTAATAAAGGTGGCACAGGTGAATTTCTTAAAGCTAGAAAAGTATGGCAACAACTCTTAGAAATTCGTTTTAGAACTGGTGAACCTTACTTTAATTTTATTGATCATGCTAATGATGCCTTACCTGAGCCTTTACGAAGAAAAGGACTAAAGATTAATGGTTCAAATTTGTGTAATGAAATTCATTTACCCACTGATGAAACACGTACTGCCGTTTGTTGCTTATCATCTCTCAATCTTGAAGAGTATGACAATTGGAAAGACACCTCTCTTGTTTCAGATCTTATCACAATGTTGGATAATGTACTTGAATATTTTATTGAAAATGCACCTACTGTATTGCAAAGAGCAATCTATTCAGCTACCCAAGAACGTTCTTTGGGGCTTGGTGCAATGGGGTTCCATAGCTTATTACAAAAACATAAAATACCCTTTGAAAGTAATCAAGCAGTAGATATAAACAATGAAGTATTTAAGTTAATTAAATATGATGCAGATCAACAATCACGTAAGTTAGCAGTTACTCGTGGTGAATATTTAGATGGTCTTGGTACAGGTAGACGTAATAGTCATTTACTTGCTGTTGCTCCTAATGCAAGTAGCGGTATTTTACTTTCAACCTCTCCTTCTATAGAACCATTAAAAGCTAACGCCTATACACATCGTACTCGTGCAGGTAGTTTTTTAGTTAAAAATAAATATTTGGAAAAACTTTTAGAAACTTATGGTAAAAATGATCAAAACACGTGGTCTTCTATCATTACAACAAAAGGCAGCGTCCAGCACTTGGGTTTCTTATCCGAAGAAGAAAAAGATATCTTTAAAACTGCATCAGAGTTGGATCAAGCGTGGGTCATTGACCATGCCGCAGACCGTCAACAATACATTTGCCAAGGCCAAAGTGTCAACTTATTTTTCCTCCCCGGTGTTGAAAAAAGTTTGGTATCAAGAATACACCTGCGAGCGTGGCAAAGAGGTCTCAAGGGTTTGTACTATTTACGTACAGAGGCTAAATCTCGTGCGGAGAATGTATCTGAAAAAGTTGAAAGAAATTCACTTGTTGAAAATAAAACAACAATCATATACGGAAAAGCAAATTGCCCTTTCTGCATTAAGACAAAGGAAGAACTCTTTAGTCGTGGCATTGCTTTTGAATACATTGACCTCGAAGAAATTAATAAAACAGCTGCACAAGTCACTGGAAGAGCTGTTACTACAGTTCCCCAAATATATTTGGCAGAAGCAGGTTACATTGGTGGGTATGAACAATTAATGGAATACTTTGGTAATGGCCAACAAGAAAACGAAGAATGCAAAGCTTGCGAAGGGTAATAAAAAAACCGCTATCGAAAAAGAAATAGATAAGTTAGAGTATAAGCCATCTCAACGTAATTGGGAAGACTTAATTAAGCGAGCTAATAATGATGTTGAATTAGCTAAACGTATTGGCAAATCATGGTTATTTTGGGCTAAAGAGCGAAGGAAAGCATGAGTGGAATGGACGATAGCGACAGTACTTCAATTACTGCAACTGATATTATTCTCGGGATTGCTTCTCACATCTTACCTGACGGTGCGAATAATGTGGAAGCAGCAAAGCGAAGAGGTGAGGAACTTGAAGCTGAGGCGGAACAACTTAGAGCAAGAGGTGAACAACTTGCAGTTAGAGTTGAAGCTCGCAAGAATGAAGATACAAGAAATGAAACAGAGTAATCAGGAAGTTAATGATGTCTAAGAAAAGAAGAATGGGCAAAACTAAAGGTCAACAAAGTAAAAATGAAAGACGTTCTGTAAGCCTTACTAATAAGGTTCACAAGGATGAGCGTTTAGGCTTTCAATATGACCGTATTATTAATAAATTAAAATCGTGGTCCAATGGAAAAAGGGCTGTTGTAAAAATACCAAGCGTAGATAACCCTCACATCTTAGAAACAGTAGATGCTAATGAAGCATGGGGTGATTGGCGAGGTAGAAACTTTGAGAAAAAGAGAGAACAATGAGTTTATTAAAACAATCCCTCGTTTATAAACCTTTTAACTATCCTGATTTTGTAGAGATTACTAAAACTCATGAAGAAATTCATTGGGTTGCTGATGAAGCAGACCTTAGTGAAGATATTACAGACTGGAAAAATAAACTTACGAGAGAAGAGAAAGAATTTGTTAAGAAGATACTCCAATTATTTACACAGAGTGATGTCGTCGTGGGGGCTAACTATCATGACTACCTCATCCCAAAGATTAAAAATAACGAAGCGCGTAACATGCTTAGCTCTTTTGCTAATCGGGAGTCTGAGCATCAACGTGCTTATGCTTTGCTTAACGATACTTTAGGCTTTGACGACGAAATATATTCTGAGTTTCTTGAATACAAAGAGATGGCAGATAAGGTTGATCATATGTATCAAAATAGCAATGCTTCTCAACATGACCTTGCTCTTACTATGGCCAAGTCAGTCTTTAATGAAGGTGTTTCTTTGTTTGCTAGTTTTGTTATGCTTCTTAATATGCAACGTTATGGTAAACTTAAAGGAATGAATACTATTGTTGAATGGTCTATTCGTGATGAGACTATGCATGTAGATGGTATTTCTAAAATGTTTCGTATATTCTGTGAAGAACATCCTAGAATTGTTAATGACGAACTTAAAAAGAGCATTTATGACGTTGCTAGAGAAACAGTAAAGCTTGAAGATAAATTTATTCATCTTGCTTTTGAAAATAATAATATTCAAGGTATTACTGAAAAAGAAGTTAAAGATTACATTCGTTATATTGCAGATCGACGCCTTATTCAGTTAGGATTAAAACCTAATTGGAAACAAAAAGAAAACCCTTTACCTTGGTTAGAATACATTTTAAACGGCGCTTCTCATGATAACTTCTTTGAAAAGCGAGTTACAGAGTATTCTGTTAACGGTATGATTGGTGATTGGGGATGGGAAGACACTGAAGATGATCTAGGAGTAGAGGCTGCATGAAATGGGTGCTATTAGTTATAACTATTGCTAATAACGAATATTATATGACAGCTAATGGGTCTTATTTTAGTTTATTAAAATGTAATAAAGTTAAACAAGCTTACATAGAAAAATATTCTAAACCTGAAGCAAATTTTGAAATTATTTGTGTAAGGACTGATCAAGTAAAATGAGTATTTCTACTAAAGATTTAATTAATCTAGTACAAAAACAAAAGAAAAATTTAAAAATTCAACTTAAAGAGAAAAAGAGGAAACTTAGTGAACGGAATAATTCGTGTAATGCAAATGACAAGCCCATTAAGAAAAAATAACTATGAAAAAAATAGTAAAGAATCCAGTAGCAAAGTTTGCTCCTCAATTCAACAAACTAAAGATAGAAGTAAATCAGAAAAAACAAAATAAAAATGGATATTTAAAACATAAACGCCCTAACTTCGGTTGGGGCTGTTTTACGTAATGAATTTAATACCATATTATATAAAAATTAATAAAAATATTGTTAATTTAGCTGTCCTAGTATTAGCATTAATGTTAATATTTTGTAAAGATACTCAATTAGCACACTCACAAAGAATAAAAAGATATATATTTTTAATATATCCTTATAGAATACAAAAAAATAGTTTAAATATAGGTAAATTATTATGAGTTGGGATATAATTCGTAAAGAATATCAAGAAAGAATTTTGCATTATGAAAATAATATTTCTTATAATTTAAATCAATGGACAAAAACTGGAGATAATAATCATAAATTATTTGCAGATCATGATATTAAACAATTAAATAGTTTAAAAAATTACATTATTTCTAAAGAAAAAGAAAAAGGAATATACTAATGTACCGTGAAGAAGTATTACAAAAATTAGAAGATCTAAATTACGAAATTCTAACTGATGAAGATGGTTATATGAAGGTATTAATTGAGTATACTGAAAGACCACTATTTAATCATAACGATCAGGCATTACAGTAAATGAACTTTGGAGATTTATTTTTAGCAGCTATTTTAGATGATAACTTACCAGAGTCTGTCATACTGTCCCCAGAAGAGCTATTTTACATAGAGGATGAAACCATGTATATGCTTGAAGAAAGAGCAGCAGAGAGTGGCACTCTTATAGACACAGAATTTGTATATCACTAATGGAATTTAAATTTAAACTTAGTGGTGAACCAGTAAATCCTCAAGAAGTTAAAGATCATATAGAAGGAAAATTTTTAAGTACTTTAAGAATTAAAGAAGTTATAAGTAATTTTTGGGATTCTTTATTATTAGAATTTTTAGAATTCCCTTTAGATTACAGTCAAGAATTTATAGATGACAAAGAATTTAATTCTATACTCTGGGATTTTATTTATAAAGATTTTTCAACTCAAGAACAAATATTTCTTCGTAATGTAAATTTTAGTATAGATAGTTATACTCTCGAAGAGATAGAAGACGCTATCAGAGTAAGTATAGATACACTTATTGATACTTATATAAAAGAGCACCTTAAAGAAGATGAAGATCTTTCTTTACGTATTATGCAACTAAAAATGGGAGTTGCTAACTAAATGAAAACAAAAATGTGGAAAAAGGTAAAGAAAATGGAACTTAATAACCCCATAGTACAAGTTATAATTGGACTTGTAGTATTTTATATCGGTTTAAAAATGTTTTCTGGCGGTATGAAATCAATGGGAAATATGGAACATCTATCATGGTTTGTTGGTAATCCTCTATATATGTTTGCTGGTGGTATTGTAATGACTTTACTCTGGCAATCTTCTTCATTATCTACTACTGCCATTATTGCTTTAGTAGCTTCTGGAGCAGTTCCGTTACCTGCAGCTATAGCAGCAGTATTAGGAGCTAATTTAGGCACAACAGGAACCATATGGCTAGCAGGTTTATTAGTCTCAGATGGTATGCCTAAAGGTGATACTCTAAGAATTGCGATGGCTCATACAGGTGTTAACCTAGCAATGGCATTATCTTTATTACCTTTTGTACATCACATCTCAAGATTCTTAAAAAGTATTACTTAAATTAAACATATATGAAAGTATTATCTAAAATAATAGACTTAATATTTTATTCTATTATAGGAGTATCTATGCTTTGTGTAATAACCTTAGTAAGCTCAACATTTATAACCTTTATAGGGGCATTACTTAAATGAAAGTAAAAATTATAGCTCATTGGAAACATGGCTTCATTATGGAAGATACCATAGAAATGCTAGATGCTCCTAATGCTACACTTAATGCAGAAAAATTATGTAACTATTATAACGGCATAAATAATATTAATAATTGGTGGATTACTGATGCAAATACTGGCAACACTTTATACTCCAAAGCTAAACCCTTTAAACGAGAAATACAGAAAGAAATCATTACAAGAACTAAAGAAAGTAAAAAAGATTACTCCAAGTTATCTAAAGACTCCTTAATTAAAGAACTTAAAACACTAATGTCTACTAATAATAATAATGCTACTAAAGTAGCTTCTATCATAGGTAAATCTCCTACATTCGTAAGAAAGTATACCTAATAATAATAATAATAACATATTAAGCCCTACAGGTATTACCCTTAGTCTAACTAAGAGGTATTATCTGTAGGGCTATTAGTATTATTATTTTTTTTATTATTAGTATATATATTATATATCAAGAAGAGAGATATACTACATAGTATAACTAGGGGTAACTCCCAGTATAACTACTAGTGATTACCACTAGCATAACTACTAGTATTACTATTAGTATATACTATAGGTAATTACTTTTAGTATATACTTATAGTAGTATTATTTTTCGGACCCTCTTCTTTATGGCGCTGAATATTTTACTAGAGGTGGACT